TATGTATCTGGGGGTATTTCAACAAAAACTATTTTTGATACTTATTGTGGGATTTGGATTAGCATTTGCTTCATATTGTGTTGGTGATGCAATTAGAGAGGAGTTTTATAATGACCCACGATGAATTGCTGATAAAGGTAGATAGAAAGAATCATAGCGGTGGTGAAGTTATTTCAGTTGCAAAACTAAGAAAAGCCCTTCGTGCAGTAGTTGAATTGCATAAGCATATTTATGTAGAAACAGAGGGCGGAGAGTTTCAATTGTGTGCAGACTGTTCACGCAGAGTTAGTACCCCTGGGTATGGGGTTCTTTACCCTTGCAAAACCATTCAGGCTATTGAGAAGGAGTTAGGATGATAGCAATTAATGGACCTATGCAGGGTAAATTCTATAATACCTCAGACATAACTAAAACAGTTATTGATCATGTAAGGACTGAGTATGCAGTCTTTGAGATTACTTATTACCGTACCCGCAATGGGTGGGCATTTCATTCGTGGAGAAATTTATTTAGCCCAAGGGATTTTCAATGACTGATCAATTAGACTACTCAGACTCTGTAACTATTAAGATTACTAAGGTTAAGTTTGATGATAAGTTTACTCATTGGGAAGCAGACCTTCATTCTGAATCACAGGATATTTATTGTGAAGTTACCGCTCCAACTATGGGAGGGGCTATTGACGAAGTAATGAATTACCTGTATGATAGTGTATATGAGTGGACAAAGGATGATGCTAATGACACACATAACTAAATGCCCTACATGTCATCTTGATGTAGAGGCAGACTGGTACTGGGAATGTCACCAGACTATGCCTGATGGAAGGATATGGTGTATCAATGCCAAAAGAAGCTAAAATCATGTCTATGGACTGGCGCAGCCTTGGTTATTGGCCTGTTTGGAAAGATGGTAAGAAAGTTTGGGTTCCTAAAGAGCAGGTAGATAATGATTAATTGGCTAGTTAATAAGTTGTTTTGGTATGCCCCATTGAGAAAAGCTATTTTTGATGAAGTGCATTTTTACGATATGATAGAAGAGCGATTAAAGGATACTACTCCAGGGTCAGCATACTGGAATGATGGAGATGGCTGGCGGTCATGGACATATAGTCCAGATCGTAATAAATATTACTTTAACGATATCCCAGAAGATAGCCTAGGAGAAGCAATGAGATTTACCTATGAGTCTAGAGGTCCTGAGTTTGACTTGGATGAAGTTTGGTAACTGGACAAACCAACCAATCTTTGATATACTGATTATATGAGACAAGACACAGAAAAAGCTTTTGGAATCCCTGTATGGGACCTACATTCATGCGATGTTTGCGGTAGCGTATTACTTGCTAATACCATTCAACTACACGCACAGTATCACCAAACACAATTAAGCCAAAGCTCAGAGCCTAAGTTTATGCCTAAGAATTGCCCAATATGCGGAGTTACTATTGATATTCCTTTGGATTTTGATGGCTCAATGCTACTTGATATTTATGACGATCATATTGAGTCACACGAAGAGTAATGCTTAAGTTTTTATATGGAATGCTTGCAGGCTATTTGGTTTGCAGTTTTGAATTTGCCAAAATGCTAGTTAAAAAGGGGTATACAAGTGTCAACGAAATCCAAGACAAACGTACAGAAGATAACTGAATTAACTAACAAATGGTATGCATATGTTAATTTAGATCATCACAAGACAAGAGATTGTTTTTGGAATATTGATATAATTTATGCGTATGGTGAGCCACCAAAGTATAAGGCATCTCATAATGGGTATATCTTAGATTACTGGTATAGTCCTGAATGTGATACCCTTGAAGATGCAGAGCAATGGCTAATTAATAAGCTTGAAAGAGAGCTTGAGCAAGCAAAGTTACACTTAAAGGAAATTATAATGTTAGACCAAAATGAAGAAGCTTCATGGATGGATCCAGGAAATAAGGCACCAGATATACTTAAGGAGTTGAATAAATGAACCTAGATGATTTAACAGAAGATCAAAAAGCAGATGTAATGAATCTTATCATTATGACTGTTAAAGAGATTCGTGAGCAATTAGACCAGGACATTCTATTTACCCAGCAAATTTGGGAACGTAAAGGATTTCTGAAGAGCCGTAGAACTCGTAAAGCATTTGAGGCTTGTCGTGCTATCGTTCAGGGCAAGAACGAAGTATTTGATAAGGAATAATATGGAATTTGTTATTCTTCTTGCTTTTTTATGTGGTTGGGTGGTAGGATATGTTCAAGAGCATTACCGTCAAAGATAGAATAATTATTGCTGTAGTTTTTGCTGTTCCAATTATTAATTATATAATTTTAAAAAAGATATGGGGATAAAATGAATAACAAGATTAATGTTTTAGACAAAGGTTATGTTCGCCTTGTTGATGTTTTAGGAAATGACCTTTCAGTAGTAAATGCTGCACGTGTTTCTTACGATAAAGAATCATCTGAGTTTGAGGCAAGAGATGAGAAGCTTCTACAGTTTTTAATTCGTGAAGGACATACCTCTCCATTAAGACATGCTGCTATTACCTTTGAAGTTTATGCACCACTTATGGTTGCTAGACAATGGTGGAAGTATGCAGTATCATCTACTCATGTTGATGATCAAAATGGGTGGAATGAGTCATCCCGTCGGTATATTACTGAACAAGAAGAATTTTATATGCCATCTGAGTGGCGATCAAAGCCAGAAAATAGTAAGCAGGGTTCTGGTCCTGCACTTGATACCTGCACAGCAGATAGTCTGACTAAAGAGTTAATTGATTTTATTGATTATGGTAAAGCCTTATACAGTAAAGCATTAGATCAAAATGTTGCTCCAGAGCAAGCAAGATTATTTCTTCCTTCCTATGGAATGTATGTCCGCTGGCGTTGGACTGTTTCATTGCAAGGGATCATTACATTTCTTGGACAGCGACTAGAGCACGATGCACAAGTAGAAATTCAGGAATATGCAAAGGCAGTTAGAGACTTGACCAAAGAAGCATTTCCTGCTACACTTAATATTGTAACAGAGGGCAGTAGTTCAGTTGGTTAGAGCACCACTCTTATAAGGTGGTTGTCGTTGGTTCAAGTCCAACCTGCCCTACCCGTGATATGCTCCAAGGTGGGGCAGGGGACTGTAAATCCCCCGTCATTTGACATGGTTGGTTCAATTCCAACATCACGGACCAAGTGCCAGTAGCTTAGTTGGTCAAAGCCCCAAACTCATAATTTGGTAATCGTAGGTTCAAGTCCTACCTGGCACACTTGATAATTAAATAGTGAAGTGATATACTTAATATGTATTGGTCTGTAGCTCAGTTGGTAGAGCGTCGCACTGTTAATGCGAATGTCGCAGGATCGTGACCTGCCAGACCAGCCAAGTCTCCATCGTCTAGTGGCCTAGGACTCCAGATTTTCAATCTGGCAACACGGGTTCAAACCCCGTTGGAGATGCGACTGCGGGTGTTGCATAATGGTAGTGCCTCAGCCTTCCAAGCTGATTGTGCCAGTTCAATTCTGGTCACCCGCTCCACGCCTCCTTAGCTCAGTGGTAGAGCAGCTCACTTGTAATGAGCAGGTCGTCCGTTCAACCCGGACAGGGGGCTCCAGTCCTTATAGCCCAGCGGTAGAGGCAGTGGACTTAAAATCCATACAGCGTTGGTTCAAATCCAACTAGGGACACGAAGGAATAATGGCTGAGTGGTCTAAGGCAACGGATTGCTAATCCGTCGTAGGGAGTAATCTCTACCGTAGGTTCAAATCCTACTTATTCCGCCATTCTCTCATGGTGTAATCGGCAGCACAAGGGACTTTGAATCCCTTAGTTTTAGTTCAAATCTAGATGAGAGAGCAAAGTTCCTATAGCTCAGTTGGTAGAGCAGCAGACTTTTAATCTGCGGGTCTTCGGTTCAAGCCCGAATGGGGACACAAAGCCTTTGTAGCTCAGGGGATAGAGCGACGGACTTCTAATCCGCAGGTCGCAGGTTCAATTCCTGCCAAGGGCACTCTTAGTTGTATTTACCACCACGGCGTTTGTACTCTTGTACAACCCAACCATTGGCATATGCTGAAGGATAAACCTTAAACTTTCTTTTTGCTTCTGCAATTACTCTTGCATATAGCTCTTTATCTGCTGGCTTACCTTTTCTATTGCTAATTACCCCGCTAAAATCTTTTTTCTTTGAAAGATCAAAAACCTCAGTAAGTCTTTCAGGACCAGGAATCATCTTGCCAAAGTCCATAAAGATATCTGAAGATTCTTTAGTTCTATTAACTATCGCTCTTGACCAAGCAAAACCTGCGTCTCCACCCCATGCATCCCACATAATACGACCATTAGATGGATTAGATGTATTATAAAAATCTTTACCTTTTTTATCTACCTCATGACGAGAAAAGAAAGAGTACATTCTCTTAACAGTATCAAGAGACATTGTTGCTCCATTGACAATATCTGTTGCTCTACCCCAACCTACAGGGGTTCCAGCTCCAGTTGCCTTACCTTCTTCTTTCCATTTTAATGCTCTTCTAGCAGCAGCCTTCATGCCAGCATTGGGTGTATATGTATCGCTCATACCTACCATTTTATCATAGTTTAGGGTATAATAAGTATGTTAGTTATAATACGTAAATAACTAGCACTAACAGAAATAGGTAATATTATGGAAGAAATGATTAATGAACTTAAGGTTCTTCAGGCTAGTACAATTGCCCTTAAATTTAAGGCACAAGGGTACCACTGGAATGTAGAAGGTGATGACTTTCCACAATGGCATGATAAGTTTGGCGATATCTATGAGGCACTAGATGGATCAATTGATCCCCTTGCTGAGTGGATTCGTATCTTGGGAGACTATGCACCATTTAAGCTTTCTCGCTTAACTGAGCTATCAACAATTCCAGAGTCTTTGGTTTCATCAGACCCAGAGGAGATGGCTGCTGATTTACTTAAGGACCACACTGCTGCTGCTAATGCATTTGGAATGGCTTCAGCAAAGGCTGCATCAATGGGTCAAAAGGGACTTGAAAACTTCCTTGCTGACTGCCAAGCAACACATCAGAAGTACATCTGGCAACTTCGTGTATCAATTATTGAAGATACAATGGAAACTCCAGAGGCTCCAGAAATGGAAACTCCAGAAGCACCTGAATCAACAGAGGCATCACAAGGGTAACAATTGTCAACAATTGTAGACATTGATGATACGCTGCTAAGGAATGGTAATCAACCTATTCAAAGAGTAATTGATTATGTTAATGCCCTTCCTGGCAGCGTTATCATTGTTACAGGTAGAAACAAATCTCAAAGAAAAGAAACTGTTGCTGCACTTCGTAGAGCAGGTGTAAAGTATTCCAGGTTAATCATGAATCCTGGATCATCTGCTGAAACTGCTAAATTTAAGTATGAAGTTGGCAGGAAGTTAAGATCACAAGTTAATTTAGCAATTGATAATAATGCTACCATGAGAGCAGCTTATTCTAGAGCTGGTATTCCTACAAAAGATCCAGCCTATCTTCCAGATATGAAGAAGTTTTGGACTTTTTAGTTCTTAAAGATTACAAAAATGTGACTGCAATCGTCACTAAAATCTATATGCATAAAGTTATATCCGTGTCCTTCTAGATACATCTTTACTGTCTGCCAATGATACATAACATCTTCAATAATATAAATACCGCCAGATTTTAGCTTGTAGAATGAATTCTCAAGAAGAGTAACAGCAGCATCATGGCTATGCAAACCATCATCAACAATAATATCAAACTCATCAACTCCAGTTTCAAACAGCATTTGCGTAATGATTGCTGGATTAGTTTGATCTACATAAAATGTTTTAATCCTATCTTCTTCAAATAATACACGCTCATCAATGTCTGCTCCGTATATGGTTGCATTGGGGAAGTAGTCTCTAAAAGCCCTCAGAGAGGCCCCTGGAAGGCCGTTAGAGCCCATACTAGACAGCACGTCATCATTATTAGTACCTAACCCTACTTCTAGAACATTCTTTACATTATTTCTCATTCCAAAAAATAACATATGATAAATATCAGTATATAGGTGGGTTTTCCATCCACTCAAAGAAATATCATCATCTATGGGTGAGCCCTTATCACTACCGTAATGCTTGGTTAGATTAGATAGTAGGTTATCAAATTTCTTGTATCTGACTAATACTGTATTGAGCTTATTCATTATTCCCCCACCTTTTTAACAAACTTATTATAGAAATATTCCATTGCTGATCCAGGTGGCATGGTATTTTTATCAATACCCCCACGGGTTGTCATTGAGTGATATATAGAAATACTCTTAGAAGTTTTCTCAAGTCTTTTTATTTCTTTTAGGTATTTTGGTTTCCATAGTTTTTCCCATTCAGACCAGTGAATTCCACAAAATGTTTCTTGGCTATAAGCATAGTCCATTAAATTATATTTATGAAAAGTATCATTTACTAATGCTGGACCAACCTCTGTCCATTTTATTTTGCTCTTATCGTGAGCTGTTGATTTCTTAATTAAATACTTTATAGCTCCAGAGCCTTTTGGTAAAGATAAAACTCCACCAGTCACTTTATCTTTTTCAAGTCCTGCGTAGATATTGTCCTTAAAATTCCAATCAGGTGATAGGCAAACGGTATCAGCATCAACCCACGCCAAACCAGTTTTATCTATCATTTGGTATCTAAATAAGTCTGAGAATGCAGCGTAAGTATTTTGTACAAGAAAGATTTCGTCTTCCTTCATTATTAGGTTTGCGTCTGACTTCTTAATTCCTTCTGGAACAACAAGGTCCATGTCATACACAAAAAGAGTAATATCGTGCCCATGATATAAAAATGAACATAATGATATTTCTTGAATTTTAGTAAGAGGGCCACCTACCCACAAAGAGCCAAACTTAGCCATTATTAACCTCAACAATCTTATTCTTTACAAACTTAATTCTAGTGGCATCAGTATTACTGTTCTGATAAAAAATTGGATCTGCAACGGCATATACATTAAAGTATCTCTGTATTCTTGCAAAGCCTTGATCAACATGAACACTGTTATCGCTAGAGTATTTAGCTATTATTCCACATGTTTTTATGTAGTCTTTTGTTATATACAATATTGCATGAGTAGCAAGCATACCGCTTACCTTGTATACTCCTGGGTTAGATTCAACTCTTTCAAAAGTATGGTTATTTCTTTTTGAAATATCATTGTTATATCCCCACAAAGATAGACCAAGATAAACAGCATCTGCATCATCTGGAACCTCAATTATGGACTGATTATTTTGTAAAACACAATCATCTTCAAGAATAATTGTTTTAGATTTTATAGTTGATAAAATATCATAATGTGATGTTGCACACCCCTTTAGAGAATCTCCAGGTACATACGTACCAGAGGATCTAAACGGCTTCTCAAAACCAAAATCCTCAATAAGTTTTTTCATAGATTGATTACGATCAGTATCTTTGTCCATATTAATATAAATCATTGGAATCTTCTTTAAATCAATTTTCATTATTTATTCCTTTTCATTATATACTTATTAGAAAATTCACGCTTTAGGCTTTTCAGTTCTCTTGCTGTTGCTTTATCATCAATAATAAACTTAATGTTAGTATTTAATTTTTTCATTTTATAATTTGTAAAGTTTGCTAAATAATAAGATATCCAAAGATCATCAAGGATGTAGTATTCTTCGGGGCAAGTAAATAATTTATCATCTAAAAATATGTTTGCATTACAGAGAAGTCCTCCACCACCTACATAATTAACTTCTTCCACCTTATTAGCTGGCTCTTTTCTCCAGTAATCGCCCTCAATCGTATGTGCATAAAAAGACTTTACAACATCTTCTTCATATTGATCGTAGCAATCCTGGATAAAAGTATTAGGTAATATTTGGTCGTCATCTATAAAAACAATCATCTTGTATCCTTGTTTAGCAAGCTCCTTTGCTAAAAAAAATCTACTAAATATACTATACTCATTATTATATTCTTTGATGAATACATTATTTTTAAAATCTTTAGAGCTTTTCTTGGTGGTATTTAAAAGGTGAGGATCATTGCCAGAATTATCACATATGTAAAAATCAAAACCATTGTTTGTCTGCTCAGATAAATCTTGATATGTTTTTCTTAGATTTTCAAATCGTCTATAGGTACACATGATCACCGCTAAAGGTGATTTATTTTTAGTGTAATGTGCGTATAGAAAGTTCATATTGTATCCATTATAGCAATAGCGGAGGGGCAAAGATTACCCTTACCCCTCCTAACTACTACTTCTTTGTTGCCTTCTTAGCAACAGCCTTCTTCTTAGCTGGAGCCTTCTTGACTACCTTAGCAGACTTAAGAGCCTTATCTATTTCTGCTGCATCAGGCAAGCGACCAAATGCTGAGTCATTTGGATTGATTGCTCTTAGTGCCACTGGTACGATTGCGCCCAGTAATGAGTATGCCAATGTCTGCGGATCAGTAATTCCAGCAGCATACATTGCTGTACCCGCACCAATTACTGAACGTGCATATGAGGCAAGAGCCTTCTTAAGTTGTTCGTTCATGTTTTCCTCCTAGGATATTACATTAGTTAGTACTGTAAAGCCAATCCATAGACCAATAATTCCTGCGACTCCCGCAAAAACTGGTGGTGCTGGTACTGGCAA